AACAATCAAGAGGCCACTACCCGCGCAAGATCTCCAGTTGATAGGAGTAGGAGTTAATGCTGGAGAGAGAGTTGTGTGAGAACGTATATTGTAGGAGTAAGATGCTGAAGAGATATACTTGATAATTGCTCCAGAGTTCAAAGATACTTTCACTCTGAAAACATACATGTTATTTGCAGACGTTGAATCATCAGCAAGAGTTAATTCTGCAACGAGAATATCCCAATTCACTCTGAAGAGAGTATCATTTGTTGGAGTTTCATTGATGGCAATACTAGCCGCCTGGCCTCCAACAGAGATTGTTGAGAACGTGCTTGAAGTTGTTGTGAATTGAGGAGTTGTATTGCTGGAAACAAAATAAGTTTCATTGATTAAATCTCCTGATTTGTCAAAGTGCTTTCTTGTAGCCCAATCTCGACGAGTATTCTTGTTTGTAATGCTCAATGATGCAGTATCAGAATAAGGCTTGTTGAGGCCTGCTGCATTAGGAGTATCGCCTTCTTTGTAATATGTTGCCATGTCTTTTCCTATCTATAAGTATTTCTAGCCCAAATCTCAGCACCAAAGATTTCAAGATCAGTTGTTGGATCGCTTCCAGTGTATCCAGGAACATCAAGAGCATCAGTTGTTATACTCTTCCAGCGTAAATCAATGCTCAACTTTTGAGAGCCAACAGGAATTGAGAAGGGAATCACAAGATTTTCCAAACGAGGATAAGCATTGCCACTTTCAGCAACAAGAACATCATTTATAAAGATTCCCCATCTTGTCCACCAGTCCTCTCCTACTGTATAATTGATTCCACCTTCATTAACGACTTGCATGCCATGTCTATAGTTTATTTGTGCAACTCCGTTCAAGTATCCTTCTTCTGCATCAAGTTCGAGAATCAACTCATCAAAATCAGTTAGCTCTGCAAGTCTGTTCCAGCCTTTGCTCCAATCGCTTGTTTTTAAATTGTAATTCAGCAATTCAGTGAATTCATCAGCTGCAAAATCTTTGTTCCAGCGTTCAACTGATTTGTATTGCTGAGTTTGGCCTTTGAAGAATACTGTTATTGTATTTGCTGTTGTTGTTGTTGAAGTTGTTGGATCAACAAAGTGAGTATGCAGCAGAGAATCAACAGGCATATTTTGCCCGTCAAGGCCTCCTTCTGATTCGTTCAAGTACAATGAAGGATTGAGATTAACTGTATCAGGAACAACCATTGTATATTGCTCTTGTAGTTCTTTTGGATACTGTTTCATCTTGGTTGTCCTTTGTTTCTTCTGATTGCTTGATTCATTATAGGAATCTCTTGTGCTTTATGGTCGATTTTGTAGCCTATCAGTTGAAAACATTCATTATCTTTTGGAGATACTTTGAACTTGAAGTTATCGCTCAATCCTGTATTGATATCATATCTCAATCTCAATCTTCTCTCATTATAGATTCTGGAAGAATTAACAGTAAATGCTGATTTTGTGATTTTCGAATATACAGCAGTTGAATCAACAGTAACAGGAGGCTCTGATTTTGTGAAAACAATCTTGCCATCTGCTTGTTTCTGAGTTGCTGCTGTTGTATAGTCAAGAGCAAAATCTTTTACATAATCAAGATTCAGTTCTGTATCTCCTTGAGCAATCATCTCAAGTTCAACAGAATATATTCTTGCCATGCCGTTCTGATACTCAAACCAAGATGATATCCACTCTCCAGCAATTCTATCTGTTTCTGTTACTGTATAAGTTATAACTCCTTCAACAACTGAAGATACTGTTGCCTTTTGACTCCAGAAGGAAGAACTGCACCAAATATGCAATGGTCCAAACAAAGTTGTTGCAGAGCCAACTGTTGATGCTGTTCTTGTCCATTTCGGAACAGAGCCAAAACAAAAGCGGCCTGAAAAATCTGTTGTAATGGAAGAGAAAGCAAAGTAATTATCATTCTCTTCATTCTTTCTAAAGCTCCAAGAGATTGAATCTCTCTCAAGATGCAATACAACTCCTCGGTTTGGAGTATCAGAGTAACCAAAAGGATAATGAATCCAAAGTTCTTTTTCTATATCTGAGTAAGCAGAGATAACAGAATCAAGAGCCATTCTGTTTAACGTTCTCCATTCTGTATCAATCTCAACTGAAATCTTTCTTACTGTGATTTGTGAGCCTCCATCAAGGCCTCCAATCAACGCCCAAACTCCTTCTTCATTGATGAAGGTTAGGCCAAATTTAGGAACAATAGTAATTGCATTTGCAGCAACAGTACCAACTGAAGTTGAGAGAGTTGCAAGAGAGTATCCACTTTGAGAGAATCTTATCAAGTTGATTGCTGATTCTCTGAAAACAATCAGGTTATTGTAATAAGCCTTGATTGCTGTAATGTTGCCTCCAATCGTATTACCCAAATCAAAGAAGGATACAGCATTGAACTGCTCAGGAAGGCCACGTTCTGAATAGATGATTCTCTTTTCTTTTGCAAGCCAAATACGGCCATCCCAATTTTCACCATGTTTGTAGTCAGTTGAGATAATGCTTGAAGCAAGAGAAGAAGGAGCTGCTGTAATCAAATGAGTATCAGCAACATAATCAACAAAGAAGTTTGAGCCGTTCTCATTGATTTGCTTCACAAAGTAATAGTTCTCTTCATTCTCAAGGCAATTCTTTGTTCTGTATATTCTTCTTGCAACTGTTCCTGGTGGCATTGTAGGAAGTTCAAGAACTGCTCCAAATTTATATTCAGGCTCTTCTGCATCTTGAGGAACTACCCAATTTATATTGTCTGAAGAAGAGAGAGGAGATTCAGAGCCTGAATCAAGAATATAACTCAATCTCCAGAAGTAGTTGTTTGTTTTTCCAGTTGTATCTCCTAGGCCAAAAATAGAAGAATCACTGAAGAAAGGAGCTCCTGTTCCACTTCTCAAAGGCTCTCCTTGAGGATAATCGGCCTGTATATCAATGGCCTCTGGCCTTGCTGTTGGAAGAGTAAAGGAAAAATCTCTGAAAGATTTAGGCGACTTGAACCAAAGAGGTTTATCAACTCCATTGATAATCAACAATCTATTGCCAAAAGGAATATATTTTGAGCCAACTGTTGAACGGCCTTGCTGAATAACAACTATATCATTGAAAAAATAGTTTCCTGTATATGTTGTTCCTTGCTTCTTGTTGCCATAAACAACATAGAGAATTCCATTCTGCTCAATAAAGATATAGCTCTCTCCTGTGTTCTTCTTCCAAAAGTAGTTGCTATCAACCTTTGAACCAAGAATAGTTTCAGAATCAATTGGATAGGCTAGATCGCTGTAAGTGAATGATGCTGGAAATTCCCAAAAAGGCTGCAAGCCTCTATCATTTGTCCATGCTGCATTATCTGCATTCCATCTCATATTGATAACAGCTGAAGCATAACTCATTGGAGATTTGATTGAATCATCAACAGAGCCTGCTGGAATCATATTTGTTTTAGATGATTTCATCTCATCCTCCATATTTGAGCATGGAAGAATCGTATCCTCTTTTCACTAGTGAAAATCCGAATTGTGCTCTCTGTACTTGAAAATCAATCTTATCAACATATCGTTTTGATAGTTGCTTTATTTCCTTCATATATTTTCGCTCATAGGTTGCAGCAAGTCCTTGTTGGCCTAGTTTCAAATATATATCTTCAAGAGCTTTATAAACAATCAATTGATGGAATTCATAGGGCATTTCTGGAGAGTCAGTTGCAAGAAGCAAATCTTTAGGCTTTCTGAAGTATCGAATAACTCCTTGCTTCAAGTATGTTGTTTTCTCGTTGGTCTTTACAACTTTCTCATCAAATCCATTTACACGAGGATATGGCCTTATTCTTTGATGCTGGCCGTCTATCTCAATATATCTCTCAGAGCCATTATCAAGTTGATTAGGATTGCTGATTGTTACTGTTGCAGCAGTATCTTCAGCAACAAGAGGCTGCAAATAATCAGCAGTATTTCTTGTTCCTCCGATAGTTACAGCAAGCCAACAAGGAAGGCCAAGGCGTTCTCCAGTTGTTTTATTCAAGTTCTTGTTGTAATATACTCTCTTTCTGTATCCTTCCCATTGAGGAGCAATCTGATCGTTTGATTGATAGGAATCTGAAACAATGTTCTCTCCATCAAAAGATTTGAAAGTGATATCTATATCAGTATTGCCTTCAACAACTTCATAAATGAAAGGCTCAGATAATGCTCCAACTTTGCCATCTTTCTCAAAAGACCAGCAGAACTCATAAAAGCCTGCAGAGAAAGTTCCAATTCCTGTACCTTCAGCAACTTCAAGAGTTTCAGCAGCTGCAATTTGAACTGTTGGAGAAGGAATATATGCTTCAGCATAAGTTGATTGATAATCTGCTCTCAATCCAATCATCTCTTCATGTCTTGGAAGAATAGCTGTTGCTTTGCCATAGGGAGGATAAGAGCCTGAAACAGTGTTGTAAGGATAATCTCGATGGCCGAAATAAAGCAACTCAAGGCAATCTTCAGGAAGGAAGTAATAACGTTTCTTGATAATCCAATCTGTTGTTGTTGGTGTTGAACTTTCTTTGTATGCTTCTGTGAGAATTATTTCAGTGAGAGAATCGATTCTTGAGATGGTGTATTCTTGGCCGTTGATTGATATAGGAGAGCCTTCCCAAACTCCTTTATCAGCAAGCCTTCCTATGCTATGAGAGAGTACAACTCTTCTCTCTCCATTCGTAGCATTGAGAGTTACGTTTGAGCCTCCAGAGAACTCAGTATCAGTTGAAGTTGTTATATCAATATGAAAATCAACTATTGCAATCTTTGTTGCAAAGTTCCATCTCTTCATTGTCCATATTGAATAGAAAGCATCATTAACGAGATCATCAAGTTGATCGTTGAATTGCTGCAACTCTGGAGAGTAATCTGTCAAGTTTTTTATTTTTTGTCTTATAGCAGTTAAATTCATTGTCCTATGCTCCTAAAAGAGAAGGAGCAACTTTGCAGCCGCTCCTCCAAGGTTTCACATCAAAGTGAGGGAAAAACCAGTTTTAGCTGAATTGTGAGAACACAAATACATCAGCAAGTCCAGCAGTATCAGCTTCAAGAGCTTGAGCCACGATAGGGAACAAGTTAAAAGTAGCAGAGCCTGCTTCATCAACGCTGAGAGTTCTAACTTCAAGTTGGCCTGCTGTAGATCCAAGTTGGAGCATATCGCCTTGAGCAGTTGCAGTTGAAACAACAGCCCCTTCACAGTAACCAGCAATACAGACTTTCACTTTTTCACCAGCAGCAGCTGCTTCAATAGCAATACCAACAGCAACAACAGTTGTAGTTGCATCAGAATCTGCTGGAACAACATAAAGAGCACGATCAGCATCAGATTGAGTTAAATCAAGAGCAACAACTTGGCCTTTTGTAATAGTACCACCAGCAAGAAAATACTCGTGCTTTGAGCGATTCATTACAGCAGAAGTTCCTGCTTCAAGATATTGAATTAAATTTTGAGTAGCCATGGTAGCCTCCTATTAGTAAGTATCGCCATCAAACAAGATAGCATTTGAGCCAAGATGATCTGCAACCAACTGCATCTTGCAATATACTTCAGCAGCTCTTGCAACTGTTCCTGAAATCTTCTCGAAAGGAGATACAGCAAAGTCACAATCACGATGAATCACAAGTTTGATTGCATCAAAGTTAATCATATATCCTGATACAGGAGCAGTCTTTGCAAAGTCTGTTGAAGTGTAATCAAATCCAAGATAAGTATCTTGCTCAACAACAGCACCACCAAAAGCAAGTTGCATTCTTCCAGCATCAAGTTGTTTTTCATCAACATAACGCTCTTGAGCAAACAATGCTCTTCTGTAGTTAGCCATGGCTGATTCAGATAAAAGAACACAGTCAATTGCACCCATAGGAGCAACAGAAGATGCTTTGATTGATGCTTGCTGCATTCCCAAGATTCCATTAGTGCCAAAAGCAGCAGCAATATTTGCAACTTGATTTTGCCATCCTGTTGTATCTTGATAAGTCAATTTAGAGATTCCTCCAACTGTATTGTTCTGATTACCACCAGCAACATTCTCAGCCTCAAAGAATCCACCAGCAACAGCACCGTTCAAAGTGTTTAAATCAGTAAGAACTGTTGAAGAACCTGCAAGAATTTGCTTGTTCATTTCACGTCGCAACATTCCCATTACAGACTTCATACGAGCTTCCATAATTTTAACAATTGCTTTCTCGCCTTTGTTCTCCATCTCTTCTTTTCGAGTAAGAACAATAGGAGCAGCCCAATCGCACCAATCATAGATTGCTGGTTTCATTACATCATTAACGGCCAAGCTCATTGGCTCGTAACCTGTTGCAAATTGTGTAATAGTTGAATGTTCGCTCAAAGCAAGCGGACGTTGGATTTTGATTCCGCCATCTTCATATTCAACGCCACCTTTTTGTTTAGCGTTGTCCAAGAAAGCGACTTTACGAAATAATTCATCAACTTCTCCATCACGAATAGAGAATAACGTCGATGATAAAAGATCATTAGAAATAGCCATTTTTAGCCTCTTTTATATAGTGTTATAGATTAGTTTGTTTGTTGTCGTGTTCTTGATAAGCAAGAATGATCTATAACATTGTCTGAGTAGTCTAAAAGAGTTCTTTCAATGCTTCTTGCTTAGCCTAGCAGGATTCAATCTTGTTGTCTAGTTTTTTCTTCTCTGGTATATTCAAGGAATTTTGTTAATGCTGCACCAGGGCATGACGTTTGGCCATGTTCTTTGTGCCAAGCAACATTACTCCAATCAAGAGAATAACGCTCAAGAAGTTCTTCAATCAATGCAACAAGGCCTTCTTGTTGAGGAGTTCTCAGAATCTCAACTTCAAAGTTTCCAGCAACGCAAATTCCTATTGAGTTCTTGTTTCTTCCTTTGCAGTGAGCTCCTGCTTTGGTTAATGCTCGGCCTTTGTTTGCAGAGCCATCAGGATAGATAACAAAGTGATATCCGATTCCGCTCCAGCCTCTTTCCTTGTGCCATTGATCGATTCTTTCAACTGTAGTAACAGCAGAGCCGCTTGCAGAATGATGCACGATGATTTCATTTATTGCTCTCATAGATTCTTCTCCTTGATGAAAACTCCATCAACTGTTTTTCCTTTTCGTTCTGAAATCTCTTTGTATGCTATTCTCAAGCAGGCTTCAGGATTCAAATTCAATTGCCTTGCAAGAATGATAACAGTAACAAATACATCTCCAATTCCATCAATGATTTCATTATCATCATCTTTGAGGATTGCTGCATTCAACTCTCCAAGTTCCTCAATAACCTTCATCATTTGTTTAGGAACGTTCTCTTCATGCAATAAATCTCGATTGTTCGCCCATCTCTCAACTAATTGAAATAACTCTGTTGCTTTCATCACTTCTTCCCTGGATTGTTTTTGTGCCATTCATAAGCTTCAATAGCGTTTCTAAATCTTGGAGTTCCACTTGGTTTAGAAGATGCTCCTGTTGATGTTTTTGTTAAAGTGCTTCTTCTTGTCTTTTTCTGCTGCTGCATTGCTGCTCTTTCTTCAGCTGCTTTGCTGGAATCAATCTTGGCCTTCACAATATAGAAAGCATCTTCAAGTTTCAGTTCTGGCCTTGCCTTCAGCATCTCAGCAATCGGCAATCTATATTCATCTTGAGTTAGCTCAGGATTTTCTGATTTGAATCTTTGGAGTTCAACTTGTCGTTGTTCCAACTGAATCTTCTCTTGAGCAGGCTTCATCATTTGCTGGAGCATCAATGCAGCCTGCTTCTTGATTTCAGCCTGCATTCCTTCTTCAGTATAAACATCATGCTCATCTTCTGTGATATGCTTCTCTGCTTCAGAGAGTATTGGATTATTCATTGCAAGTTCCTGTTGTTGCCTCAATGCTTCTCGTTCTGCTTCAAGTTCTTTTCTCAATGCAGCAATCTCTTGAGTCTTTCTTGTGTAAGATGCTCGAATGTTGCCAACGTGCATTCTTGCCTCTTCAGGAAGATGCTGCATCCATTCATGCAAAGGCTTCATTCCTGTATGATTAGCATCTTCAGAGAGTTCTGGATAATCCTCTTCAGTAAGGCCAAGCAAATCATCAATGCTCATATATTCATCAACTTGCTCAACTTCTTCTTCATCAGCAGCAGTATCATCAGTTTCAACTTCTGCTTCTTCTTGTGTTACTTCTTCTTCATTCATTATTTATTCCCTCGTTTGATAATGATTATTTTTGTTGTTGTTGTTGTTGTGCTTTAATGGCCTTCAATCTTTTCTCTGCTTCCTTCTTGGAAGAGGAGTATCCTCTAACATTCTTGATTTTCCAGCCTCTAGGAGTATCGTAAATAGGCATTACTTTGCAACTCCTCCTTTTGTTCCTGTAGTTTTCTTGCTTCCTCCAGGAGTCCAAAGTTTTTTGCAAGCCCAATAAGAAGCAGATAGTTTGCTTTTCTTTTCATCACATTTGTGCCTTGCTCGAAAAGATCGCCTTGCTGCTTTGCTGTAGTTATGGCCGTAGCCTTTTGCTCCAAAGTGAACAATCTTTTCCTTGCCATCTTCGCAGGCCTTAACCATCATCTTCTTGCCTTTGGCCGTTGAGCGTCGAGGCTTATTGCAGGGCATATCTTTCTTGTTCATGTTACCTTCCTATGATTATCAATGCAGCAAGTTTTATCCTGCTCCAAAGAGTTGAGCGTTTTTTCAATAGCTGCATTCTCTCAGCTCGTGTTTCTATTTTCTCTAACTCTGAAGCAGTTATTGCAATCGTGCAAATCTCAGAATCTTTGATGATAGTAATATGATGATACACAAAGATATTCTCAATTCTCGTTAGTTTTGTAATCATTTGCTTCTCTTGTGCTGGTAGGAGATTCTTTTGGAACTTGTCTTTTCACGCTTGAACTTGTCTTTCTCAGCTTTGCTCATCTCTCCAACAGTCTTTGGAGTTTTAGAACTTACTCTCTTTGTTGGCCTGCATGCTGGATAGCCTCGCTTCTTCTTCTCAGCAAGAGAACGGCCGCATGGCTTTCCTGTTTTAACATCAATCCAATTTTCTTGAAACCACCTACCGAGGCCGCCTTTTGCCATGTCAATCTCCTTTCACTTTGCGATAGCCGCCGCCTCTCTTCTTGTACTCTTTAACGAGCCAAGCATTGGCATAAGCTGAAGGATAAACATCAAACTTCTTCTTTGCTTCTGATTTTACTCTTGCATAGAGTTCTTTGTTTGTTGGAACGTTCTTACTCATTACATTCTCGCAGCAAACAGAGAATCAATCTCTTCATCAGTTGGCATAGGAACTTCTTCTTCAATCTCTTCTTCTGTTTCTTCTTCCATCTCAGGAGGAGGATTTTGCAAGAACTGCTTGAACTCTCTATCTTTGGATAGTTTATTGATTTTTCCAGCAAGAAAATTCATTGATTGATCGTCTGTTATTTGCTCCAACTCAAAATCCATCTCTTCATCTATATCTCCAGAATCAACTGCATAATTCACAGCAGCCTGAAACATTCCTAGTACTCTTACAAACTCAGTAGGCAAAACATCAACATCAGCATCAAATGTTGGATAATCTCCAGATTGCTCAAACAATGGCAAGAGTCTGTTTGCTGCTGCAACTAAATTGTTCAAGGCCTTCTTGCTGAAATCTCCACGAGGAGCAAGTTCTTCAAACATAGCTTCATCAAGTTGCTCTGCTGCTCCAATCTCTGATTCAACATTCAGCATATTATTTTCATTCATTCCCAACATTTCAAGTTCTTCTCTTCTGGCCATGTCTATTCCTCCTTAGAATTCCAAACCTTGTCAACTTTCCCGCTCATTATATCATGAGTAGGAGCAAGTTCAACAGCAGCTTCTTGCTTTGATTTGCCGCTCTTGATTGCTTCTTTGTAATTTTTAATATATCCATCTTGAGCAGAGGCCTGCTCTTTTACTTCTTGAACTCTATCTTCCCAATAATGAGAAGGCAAATCTGCTTCACAAACAAAGCCTTTCTTCTCCATTATCTTCTTCTCAGCAATAGGAGATTCAACATGCTTTCCAAGAGCCTTTGAGAAGTATCCTTCAACTCCATAACGATGAGTTTTGCTTGTGCTGTCAAGAGTTGGAACTGCAATCAATCTCGATGCAATCCCATCTCCACATGAGCAAGGAAATTCTTTTGGAAAAGGCTCTTCTTCCCAAAAGTAAAACTCTTCTGTTATCTTTCTGCAAACGTTGCATTGAAAGTTAAAACAAGGCATTATTGGCCGCCTCCTAACATTGCAGCAAGTTGTTCTGCTGGTAGTTCTCCTGCTGCTCCAATATCGCCTTGTTGTTCTTCAGGAGCTGTTGTTGCTGTTGTTGGAGTAGGAGGAGTTTCTTG